TTGCTGCCATAGGTGGTATACGCCCTCGCCGGCCCAAGTATAAAACCAGGTGCCTTCAGGCCGATTTGGTTGCTCATCCATGGCGGATTCTCTGCTCAACACTGTGCCTAGCCGTGCCGCGCTTTGCGGTCGGCCTCGAACTCTTCGACCGTAAAGGCCCCAAATTCAATACCGTGCGGGTAGCACAAGCTTTTGCTCATGCCGACACATATGCAGGCATCGCATCCGTTGATCTCACAACGCGGCCAGAGCAGGGTTTCGCCATCCTCTAGCTCGAACTCTTCATAACCGCGCCGGGTGTTTCCGTCATATATTAAGGTCAAGTGGAGTCTCCATTCGAAACTGCGGCTCGGATCAGAAACAGCCCGACCGCATTCGCGGCTGCATTTTCAATGTAGAGCGTCGTCAGGTGCAGCGTTCCGTCGCGGTGCTTGCCACCCTCCGGGAAGGTGATGCTCACGAGCGTGGGACCGTCCTTGGCCCATTCGTTCTTACCGCCCTTGCCATGGGTGGCAATCCGAAGAACGCCCCAGCGGCCACGGTGGGCGTAATAAACGGCCTCGCTTTTGAGGCTGGCATATCGAAATTCGAAGCCAGCCGTCTTGACCATTTCTGCCGCCATCGCACAGGCTTCGAGCGGCGACATTTTTAATATTGTCGTCGGCTTGGTGTGGCGTGTTCGCATCTGCATCGTCATGGTGAAGTACCGTGTCTACTGATCACAAGGTGGTCGTATCGAGCCACCAAGACACGAAGAAGGTCACGACTTGTCCCTTGCGATGAGGCAAGAGGATTTCGCCACAGATGATCGGGTCTGGCGCCCGCGCTGCTGGCAAGGCTCCCATGCGATCGAACACGCCAAGAGCCATCGCCGCCCGCGTGGCTTCCATGATCTCGGCCTTCGCAAGCCTGAACGGAAAATCTGCGGCGATAAATTTGATAGGTTTTACATGCTTGACCTGTCGCTCAGTGCCGTCCTTATTTTTTTGAGGGAAATAGGTCTCAACCCTCCGAGGATTTGGGGAAACATATTGACCTTCCCCGGCGGGAAGCATTTTCGCATCGTGCGTAAAGCGGTTCCAGGTGCTGTTGGTCCAATCGCCCCTTGGCTTGCTACCTTTCTTGACCTTGATCGCGAAGGTATCGACCGGGAATGGCGGCACGATATAATATCCGGCCTCGAGAGCCATCTTGATCTTCTTGTAAAATTCAACCTTGTCGGTTAGCATCTTGACTTGCTTAGCCCATGCTGCTGGCGACCACTTATGAGCTTTGGCGGCATCAAGATTGGTCTGTGCCTCAGTCAATTCGATCTTCACTGACTGGATTTTACGGGCGCTCCACAGGATCATGGAACGCTGGGCGCCGACCATATCGGCAGGATTATTCGCAAACACCGTAAAGTCGTCGGCGTCGTCAAGGATCGTCGGCACGATGGCTGGTTCGTTCATTTTACTCTCCTGTTGAGGTCTGTTGTTCTGCGTTCACCAAGTCTGTGTGCATTTTGCGCAAGTAAAATGCCAAGCATTCCTTTAGCGGAGGTTTAGCCTTTTCGTATAATTCTAGAAGGCGTCGTGCGGCCTTTATCTTTTCGTCTTTCGTCAATTTCATGTCACGGCCACTTATTGTGCAAAGCAGTGATTTGGTTCACGAGATCGGCGGCTACCTCGTCGTCGTCCTGTTCTGGCGAATGTTGAGGCATCGGTCTTGCTGGCGGCCGTCGCACCTCGCTTAGGCGGCGCTCCTGGGGCGGCTTGGGCTTCGCTGGAGTCTCTGTAACCGGCGGTCGCCCCTGTTCGCGGGTGAACCGCTTGGCAGCTTCCCTAGCCTCGTTACGGGCGTCCTGAATGACCCCAGTGATGACGTCGAGACGGGTTTCGATTTGGATCGCATAGCCCATCCAGAACTTGCGCTCAGTATTGGCCTCGGCGATCTGGTCGTGCAGTTGTTCGTTTTCGGCGATCAGTTTGACCGCAAGCTGTTCGGCCCGTCGACGGCCCTCCTCTGCCTCATGGAGGGCATCGGCCATGGCCAGCCAATCCGCGGCCGAGCTCTCGAAGGGATTTGAGGCGCGCCGGATCATTGTGGCTTGGCCTGCTTGGCGATCTGGGGTGCCATCTGGGAGTTGATTTTCGTGACTAATGGCATGGCCTCCTTGAACAAAAGTTCCCCGACGCATTTATTCATCGTGGCGATGTCGTTCTGGTCGAATTCCAGAATGAACTTCGGCGGTCCAACTGGAGGTGCTGGCGCGGCTTTAGTTTCCGTCGGCGCTGGCTGCGTTTCAGGATTCGGCGCGTCTTGGGCCTTTGCCATATCCAAAAACAGACTTGGCAGAATTATTGCGAGAACGATAAACAGAGATGCTTTCAAGTTATGTCTCCTCGTTGATAGGGGCGCGATGCCCGATGGGTAAACTGGTGCATGCGAACGGTGACGCCAATCTCGTCGCTCCTCATGCCCTCGATCATGAGGCTGGCGGTGAAGGTAGATTCGCCGATCTGGCCCAACCTATATCGTTCGGTAAGTGCCTCGATCTTCTGAGTTCGATCAGAAAAATCTCGTATCATGTGCGGCCGATCTGGATTTGATCTCCATGCAAAATCTCGCGTGCGCAATCCTGCCAACCGAGAAGGCGCTCGTAAACGGTTGCGATCTGCTCGGCCATGGCGAGCCGGCGTTTAAACTCGTCGCGCTCTTTGACCACCTCTTCGACGCGATCAATAAGGAGAACAATCTGCTTCTCCTGGTTGAGGATGGTTACCTTCAAAGCCTCATTCTTCGGCACGCGCGGCGGTCTAATCTTCGTGGCCATTCTATTTCCTTTCGAGTGTGGGGCTAGGACCGACCTATCTTGGGTCTCTGTGCGGTGTCGGCCGGTCCTTGCTATGCCCACCTCCCTCCGCTTGTGATTTCATATCGGGGCCGACCATGGCTTCGATCTCGGCAATCAACGCGGCGTCATCCATGCCTGGGATCATGATAGTGACCGCGACGTGGACGAGACGCTTAAGCAATCTAGTGTACTCAGTCCCATCCATAGCTCCGAAGTTCGTCGGTTTCGGCTTGAGGATGGCTACGTTACGCAACGGGTCGTAGATACGACGAAAATGACGGGCTTCGATCAGCATGAAATCCATAGCGTCCTCTTTGGAGTCGACCCAGTCACAGCCCTTTTCGATCTTCGTCGCCAGCGCCCATGCAAACTTTAATTGCCTGAGCGAGCGAGGAGTGGTTGCCTCCACGTTTATCTCGGCGCCTAGTTTGATGTGCGAGAAATCATCTTCGAAAATCTCGCTGTCGACGAACAGGCCGACCTCGCCAGTCTGCCCAGCACGCTTTCGCATGACGAGTTTAACCACCGTAGATGCTCTCACAGGCTCGGCACATGATGCGGTAATCCGATTGCTCAACCGGACAGTGGAACGGCCATTTGCACCACGGGCACATGATCGTCATGTACCTATCGGACCCAGGAAATTTCAGTATCTTGCGCGCACTCACTCGTCGGCCTTCAATTGCTGTAGGCGCAGGCCATAACTGTTGCAAAGGTCCGTATAATCAGATGGGAATATCTCTCCCTTGAACAGTTCAACGTGTGCGTTGAAGTAGGATTCAAGCTCTCCGCCGTCCTCAATTCCCATGATCTTGCCATGGTGGAATTTGAACCAAGCTTCGGCGTCTGTCTTCAGGTCTGGCCCGTCAGAATTTGTTGGTTTTGATCGGCCGGTTGATATCGGATCGGACTTAGGCTTCGCAAAAGCCGCGCGCTTTTTCTTCATCGCTTTATCAATCGTGGCGTAGACTGTCTTGGCCTTCTCATTGATCACGGCCAGCAGAGGATCGTTGGCCTTATCCCACTGATCCAACTCAGCCTCGGTTTTTGCCTCGCTGATCGAAGCGATGTACCGCTCAGCCCATGCCGGGAATTTTTCGTTTTTGAATGGAGTTAACTCGACCGGGCCATTGTCAGTCTGAATGGAAACCTCAGATGGACTAGGGACGCGCGGGCGACTAACTTGCTCCTTAACTTCTCCAGTTGACAGATCATGATCGCTGGCAATCGACGCTTGAGCCATCTCATCGGAAGTATAAAGCCCGCTGAGTTCCTGCGGGAAACCCTTGCGAAGCGCTAGAGCCTCGGCGCACTTCGCTATCATGATGTCGGCCATCTTGACCCATATGCTTGTTGGATTGCCGTCACGCTTGGTCTGAACATAAGATTTGTAGCGCGCCACACCCCAGCAAGTCTCAGTGAAGTCATGACGGAGAACGCCAACCTTGGCAGCAACGGGAGGCGAATCCTCCAGCCAGACATCAACCCACTTTCCGTCCTTTCCGCACCAGAATGGACCGACCTGGCCGGCGTACTTTCCAGTGCGCTCGGCAATCAACCGAAATCCGTCGATGCTAGTCTGGACGCCCATAACTTCGCGTTGGGCTTGGGCATCCCATCGCTTAACGGCATAGATTTGCCGCGCGAATGGATCAAGTCCAGTCCGCTTGGCCTGATGCAGAAACATCTGCAACTCGTCGTCGGTACCGCCCTTGCAGATCGTGCGTTTGATGAGGTCGATCTGAGAGTCGTCGAATTGGACTGGCGCTTTGGTATCGTGCCTGACTGCGATCTGGTTCATTTTTCTCCCCGTTCTTTTCCGTAATATGAGCGCGGCGCGACCAATGTCAACAGGTTATTTTACCACAGACCGTTCTTCCACAATTGCGTCAGGCACGGTAATTCCAGCATCAACAGACCGTTGAGCCATCTGCAGAAGAAATTGCTGCAACTCAGGTTTTTCCCTGAAAAAGGCGAATGTTTTGTCGATGTCGATCGACACCACGAATTTCTTGACAGTGACCGACGCCTTGCGGCCAACAGCGGCCGCGATCTGAGACTTCGGCGCTGGGGCATTCGGGGCGACAGGCGCGGGCGCTTCTGGGATAGGGGCATTCGCAGCAGCAGCCTTGCGCACCGCCTCGGCGTGCTCCAGATCTTTCCTTTCCTGCTCGGCTTGTGCCTTCCGGGCGGCGTCGCGTTTGAAATCCTCCCAAGCGCCGCATCGATCCCGCAAAAGCACAGTCTGCGCCTTCGCATCCTTGATGATCGGGTTGTACTTCCCGTTGATCTCTGCCTGGGCATCGACGTGCGGCCTAACCAAACCCTCGCGGATTTTGTCTAGCTTGCCAGCGAGCGTTGTGATCTCGTTCTTTAGGCTCAGCGCGCGCCCGGCCATTTCGTCTGAGTCGATCTTGTCGTACTGCGAGACGCCAGCTTTGGCTTGGTTTATTTCGGCGATCAACTGCTGTTCCGGATTAGCAACATATGTGATGTGGCCCGGCAGCATAGACGAAGGCTCGCTTATTAGCCCATCGACCACCATTGGCTTGTTCTTGGTGGGATCGTGTGCGTCTGGCCAGGGCTTGCCATGTCTAGCTACCTCGCGATACATACCCTCGCTGATCGCGTTGGCGGCCACGTAGGACCACAACTCGTTCAACGCATCGCCCGTGACGTCGCGGCCGTCGGCCTCGCTGCCAACCCGCGCCGTCATCACGTCGCCAACCATGAAGATGGCAACCGGTGTCCAGCCGACACGGCGGTTGTTGCCCTTGGCGTCGCGCTCGTAAACGCCGCGCCTATAGAAACCGAGCCTCGGGTCGTCGACGAACATCTTTGGCTTCAAACCGTCAAGCGATTCCTGCCAGAACTGATATGCGTTCACCACCATATTCCTTTCAAAAGATGCTTCGGAGTTGTACCAAGCGCCGTCGCGTAGCGCTCAATGCCATCAAGCAAGAGCCTCTGGCGGCCGATCTCTGTATTCGTGACTGAAACACGCTTTAATCCGACGCGCTTAGCCAACTCATCCTGTGTGAGACCAAGCATCTCCCGGATCATGCGAATTCTTATACCGACCGAAATGTGACAAGCTTCGATTGGCTTTGGCATTATTCTTCCCTCTTTTCGAACGGTCTGCCCTTGAAATTCTTGTGGTGATGCGAACCTTTGCTGTCAGCAGCCATGAATGCCTTGTACTCTTCCGCGGTCGCGTCGTACTCATAGACATGCTTCGGCGACGACTTGAACCGGACGTGCAGCTTGCCGTCCTCAAAGCCGATGTGCGAAATAGTGCTACTCTCAACGGCCTTCATCGGCGCATCTCCATGATCTCGTCTCGTATCGCGTGAGCATTTATGGTGGTGACCGCCAAGTTGATCACACCCCATGTGGCGATGATGAAAACGAGCGAGATGAATTGCATTGATCTCATCTGGATCCCCTCGATTGAATTTTCTGCCTTAGGTGAGGCGGCTTGCGCGGCTTGATCTTGCGCGGTGCCCGAGGCTTGCCGCCCGTGCCGCCGAATTCTTGATACAGAGTGATTGCCTCCAGAAATGGATCGCGATTGCAGATGTTAATCCAGAAAAACAACTCACCAACATTGTGCTGGGTGTCGTGGCATTCTCGACAAAGAGGGAGCGCCCATTTATCATCTGGCTTCTCGGCCATGCCTGTCTCGCGCTTACCAAGTACTAAGCAGCCAGCGCGGATATGAGCTGCGTCAGACTTCGGCGGCCGACCGCAAGCAAGGCAGTGGCGTAGCCGAAGCCAAGCTAGATAGGCTTGGTCAAAGTGGCGAGGGTGTCTTTGGCTCATGGTGGTTATAGTGTCAACGGTTATTCTTACTGTCAAGTCAACCGTTGACATTTTCCATAAAAATATTTACGACGGTTCCTTATGGAAAAACTCCGGCCGCCTGTCCTCGCAGGGTATGACCTCGCCATCGAAAAGGCCAAGCATCTGCACAAAGAGCGGACGGGAAAGCATCATGGCGCCGTCGCCTGGCTGGCCGGTAAGCTTGGCGTCACGAGGCAGACGATCGACAATTGGTCTGAGCGGGCGGGATTTCCCGAGGAACACGTCAGCAAGGTTGCCAGATTGCTCGACATCCCGGCCGAGATTATACGTCCTGAGACTGTCTTGGCGGAAATGCCCAAAACGGCATGGGAAACCATCGCCAAAATCACTCCGAAATTCCTGATAGATCAGGCTGTTGTTTACTCGTCGAAGCGGCGCCGTCATGGATAGGCCTCAGTTCGCGCTAGGGCGCCTCAGGACGGGGGAAATGAACAAGGGCGAAGCTGCCTATGCTGTAGAATTAGAGCGCCAGAAAGCCTCGGGAGAGATCCTATGGTGGAAATTTGAGGGGCTGAAGCTTCGCCTAGCCGACAATACCTTCCTGACCGTCGATTTTGCCGTCATGGTCAAGGATGGAACCTTGGAAATGCACGAGGTAAAAGGCCATTGGGCCGACGACGCTCGAGCAAAGACCAAGATCGCCGCGGCTATGTACCCGTTCCGGTTTATCGCACTGCGGCCGGAGGCCAAGAAGCGCGGCGGTGGGTGGATTGTTGAGGAATTTTGATGACCACGGAAACCTTTCTCGACGGCCGGGTGACTATGCACATTGGCGACGTTCGCGAGAAACTGCGGGCGATGCCGGCCGACCATTTCGATTGCGTGGTAACGAGTCCACCCTATTGGGGACTGCGGGACTACGGCACGGCAACATGGGAAGGCGGAGAGCCTGATTGCGACCACCGTTCGCCCACCATGCGCGAAGGCCGGAATGAGGACCGCGCGACCCTTGATGGATCGGCCGCGACGAACTCAGCTCAACTGCTTTTGGCTCATCGCTCAGCATGTGGAAAGTGCGGGGCCGTTAAGGTGGATAGGCAGATCGGCCTTGAGCCGACCCTTGGCGAGCATCTGGCCGTCATGGTTGAGGTTTTCGAGGAAGTCCGCCGCGTCCTGAAACCTACCGGCACGCTCTGGCTAAATTACGGCGATTGCTACGCTACTTCGCCGAATGGGCGATCTGCGGCTGATACGAAAGCGGTTGGCAACGACGACCGGACATTTCGCGACAAGCCGTTTTCGACCATCGGCAAGATTTACCCACCAACCGGCGATGACCCTTTTAACCGAGCCGCTGGCGGACGGCGCGGCGGCGGTCTAAATAGCGATCCGTCGCTCAAAGCCAAAGACCTCTGTATGATCCCGAACCGCCTCGCCATTGCTCTGCAAGAGGCGGGCTGGTGGGTTAGGTCGGAAATCATCTGGCATAAGCCAAATCCGATGCCTGAAAGCATTAAAGATCGACCTGGGACGAGCCACGAAAAAATATGGTTACTCGCCAAGAGTGAGAGATATTTTTACGATTCTGATGCTATTGCGGAGCCGGTAACAGCATCCAGTATCGCGCGCGTTTCACAAAACGACGGCAATCCCATCTGGAACGGCAATAGGGATAGATCGTCTACCCAAAATCCACAGACGCTTGATATCAATAAACTCGTCCGAGCGGACGGACTACGCAATGCGCGCAATGTTTGGACGATAGGAACGGCCGCATTCTCCGAGGCACACTTCGCGACTTTCCCGCCTGAGATACCCGAGCGCTGCATCAAGGCTGGTTCACCACTCGGCGGCGAGATTTTAGATCCGTTCGGCGGCAGCGGGACAACCGCAATGGTTGCCGCCTCACTGGGCCGCAAAGCCACGCTGATTGAGTTAAACCCCGAGTATGCCACTTTGGCCCGCGCCAGGATCGAAGCAGCGTTCATGGGCAAGGAAGAAGGCCAGCGCCACATGATAAAAAATCTCGGCAAACTAGCGGTAGACGCTGGTCCGCTATTCGCCACTACCCGTTGACGCCGCATATTTGACGATTGCTTGACGAAACGAGGAATCTGGGCGTAAGTTGCCCCCGAAACGAAATAACCCGCCGGGGGCGTGGCGGGTTACTCCGTTAATACCGATGTAGCTTTGACGGGCCATCGGCGGCGATTACCTATCTAGGCGAACTACGCCTGACGGTCAAGAGCCTCCCGTATAATCCCGCCAAATATCATCGGTTCCTATTTTTAGTTGGGGAACCCATGAACGCGATCAAAGAAGTTATTTCCTATCTCATCACCGGTGGTATGGACACGGCCGAGGCGGCCGCCCTCGTTGCTATGGCTGTAGCTGAGGGGAACTTACAAAAGCGATCCTCAGGGGCAGAAAGAACGGCGAGGTGGCGCGAAAAGAAGGCGTCACAAACCGTCACAGAACGTCACAATGTGACACCTACAGACGACCGTCACAAACCGTCACTAAGCGTCACAGAACGTCACAATGTGACGCAGCTCTCTCTCTCTGTAGATTCTAGTACGGTAGTAAAAGGTAAAGAAGAAAAGAAAGAGAGAGAGCCAAGGCGCAAGCCGCGTCACGGGCTACCAGCCGATTTCAAGTTGACCGATGCGATGCGGCAGCTTGCCCTGGACCGCGGCGTCTCCACCGCTCGAATACCACAGGACTTTGACCGGTTTTGTGATTATCACCGCTCGAAGGCAACCCTGTCGGCCGACTGGATGGCGAGTTGGAGGACTTGGGCTGACCGATCAGTCCAATACGCGCAACAAGCTGAGACGGCTCAGCGCCAGGCCTCTACCTACGTCGACGGCCGCCTATGAAAACCGCCGACGACATCCTCCGCGAGTTCGGCGTGCAGATCCGCTCGAGCTCCCCGGGTCGGTATTACGCGATCTGCCCAAAATGCTCGCACAAGCGAAAACAATCTCATCAACGGCTCAAGTGCCTCGGCGTCACGATCGACGGCGAAGGTGTTTCAATGGGCTGCAATCACTGTGGTTTTACCGGAGGAGGATACTATGACAGCAAAGATACTAGGCCCTATCGGGGTGGAAGCGTTCGAACGGCGCGGAATCCAAGCCGAGACGGCCGCGAGGTTCGGGATTTATACCGCCAGCCACCTAGACGGTGAAGTTGTCCCAGACCCGTCTGGTAGCATCGTAGTTTTCCCGTTTTTAGAGCGGGGCCTGACCGGCAAAGAAAAATACCGCGCGCCAGGCAAGAAGTTCTGGCAATCGACTGGCGGCCGCCGAACTTTCTGGAACTCAGACGCGCTCGACGATCCCGCTCTCGAGGAGGGTCGCATGCCGCTCGTCATCACCGAGGGGGAGATCGACGCGCTGACCGCGATCGAATGTGGCTTCCCGCTTTCGGTGTCGGTCCCCGACGGCGCACCTGGCGTACAGGAAGACGAAGACCCGGAAGATCTCAAGCCGCTCGGCGACGACACATCGGGGAAATTTGAGTTTGTTTGGAACAACCGCGATCGTCTGAAGAAGGTTAGGCGGTTTATTCTGGCAGTCGATTCGGACCGCCCAGGAAGACGCCTAGCGGCCGAACTTTTGAGGCGCCTATCGGCGTCAAAGTGCTATTTCGTCGAATACCCGCTAGGTTGCAAGGATTTGAACGATGTCCTGCAGCAAAAAGGATCGGAGGCAGTTACCGCAGTGCTCAACGCAGCCAAACCGTATCCGGTGAAAGGCCTTTACCGCCTTTCAGATTACCCGGCCCGGCCCGGTGTCTCAGTCTATTCGACAGGATGGTGGACACTCGACAACCATCTGCAATTATTCCCCGGCGAGTTCATGGTGGTGACCGGCATCCCAAACCACGGCAAGAGTACGTGGGTTTTAAATTTGCTCTCCAATGCGGCCAAGCTGCATGGGTGGCACTCGGCAATATTCTCACCGGAAATGCCCACGGTCCCTTATCTAAGGAACAAGCTGCGGCGCATCAACAATATCCACGACGGTATCGGAGATGCTTTCATCGACGAATATTTCAGATTTATCGATTCGGACCCGACGGGCGCCGAGGATGATGATTTTGATTTGAATTGGATTATCGACAAAGCCACCGAGGCGGTGTTGCGCGACGGGATCCGATGCCTGCTGATCGACCCGTGGAACGAGGTTGAGCACGCACGCGAGCGCAACGAATCAATGACCGACTACATCGGCCGAGGCATTCGAATGCTCAAGAGGTTTGCCAGGCAATACGACGTCGCGGTGATCGTGGTCGCCCATCCGACCAAGGACATTGCAAAGGACGGGAAAAGCCGAGCGGTGAACCTGTACGATATCGAGGGGTCGGCCCACTGGTTCAATAAATGCGACCATGGCATAGTGATAGATCGGCCTAACTCGTATGCTGACGAAGCTGTTGTCCGTATCGCGAAGGTTCGGTTTGAAGAGACTGGGGTAAAGGGTGAAGTGAAAATGAGTTACGACCGCGTATCGTCAAAATATCTAACTCTGGATGGATCCACCGATGCCGGCCAAATCACCTGAAGCACTTGAGAAGAAACGCCAGCGGCGCCGCGATCGAAGGGCCAAGCCAGCGCTGTTGCAGCTCAAGAAATCCGATCTACCGTGCTACAAGATCACGGCACGGCGGATGATGCCTAGGCTGCCGGAGAATATCAGCAAGGCTGACCTTCGGGCGATGCTGGCTGAGGCTGTGAGAAATACGGTATTAAGCCTCTCGCGATCGACCTTTTTTGCGGCCTTGGCGGTTGGACTGAGGGGTTGCTGGCCGAAGGGTATTACGTGGTCGGTTTTGACATCGAGCGGCATGTCTACGGCGAACATAGCTATCCGGCCCAGCTTGTGCTGCAGGATGTCATGACGCTCCATGGATCGCAGTTTAAGGGCGCGGCGCTGATCGTGGCTTCGCCGCCGTGTCAGGCTTATAGCTACCGCGCGATGCCATGGAAGCGAGCCAAGGCCCTTCCCCCGCCCGATAATAGCCTCTTTGAGGCATGCTTTCGTATCCAACGCGAAGCCTGCGAAGCGGCTGGCCGTCATATCCCGTTGATCGTGGAGAACGTCCGCGGTGCCCAGCCATGGGTCGGGAGAGCTCGCTGGAACTATGGAAGCTTCTACTTGTGGGGCGACGTGCCGGCATTGATGCCGCCGACGTTTAAAGCTCACAAAAATCCCGGCTTTAGATTTGATGGCTCTGGACGCTCGTTTCAATCCGAGAGCGTTGACCGGCATACCAAGAACACAGGCGGCTCCTGGTTCAATATCGCCCACAATACGACGAGCGGGAAGGGAAGAAACTCGGACGGTCGCAAGGTCCCGAGTGATACCGGCCGTCGTACCGATATTGGCAAGGGCGCGCGGCTCACGACACGCGATTGTGGGCTAGAGGGACGAAAGAATGGTAACGACTGGTTCGGGGCTGGCGAGAATTGCTCTCTGCAACGTCGCCACGGCTCCAAGTCTAACGGCCGTAAAATGGCCGCCGCGATGATCGCAAAGATACCTCTACCGCTCAGCAGGCATATCGCGGCTACGTACCGCCCTTGATATATTTTGCGCAACGTAAAAATAACCGTTGACACGGCCTATTTGGCTTCTTATGTTGGGTGCGTCGGGGCCGCAGTGGCCCGCTCCAAGGAGGACCAAATGCCGAATTTCTCAGAAATGAACCCCGCCGAATTGAATGACTGGTACGAGCTGGCGGTTGGTTACCGGCCGCAAGTTGACGACCCTACCATGAGCGACGCGGTTTTGTGTGAATTGTGCCTGAGCTACTGGGAGGCCAGCACCGAAACCGATCTAGAGGACTGCTGATGCGCGCAACACCCCAAGTTTTCATCGGTCCGACCGCGCTGATCCTCGAATGCCTGTTCGAGCCCCGTTACGACGAGCACATGAAGGCGTGGCGGTGGCACGAGATGATGGTGCAGGCCGATCCTGGCTATCTTTCCAAGATCGCCGCGCGGCAGGCATGGAAGCGCGCCGTAGGGATCGGACAGGAGGGGCTGTGCAGGGCATGACCGACCACCCTGCTATCATGTCGGCGCCTATGGTTATGGCCTGCCTGCGCGAGGTCCGCGAGCCGGGCAGTGGAAAGACGGAAACAAGGCGACTCCTGTACTCGGAACGCGTCGCCAAGAACGGAATCATTCCGGGCTCGGCGACGTATCTGCAAGCCCACCGCCCGCCGATCTGCCTGTTCGGCCATTACTGGACGCTGACCGGCTGGCAGAACCGCAAGCCCGGCGATCGGCTTTGGATTCGAGAGAACGCCTATTTCATGATCGACCAACGTACAGGCAAGCCAGCCAAAACCGAGGGCTATTTTGCCGACGGCCCCAACCCGTTCGAGGACAACCACACCGTGAAGGCGCGACCGTCCATCCACATGCCTCGCTGGGCGTCCCGCCTCACGCTGATCGTCACCGACGTGCGAATCGAGCGGCTGCAAGACATCACGGAAGCCTCTGCTCTGGCCGAGGGTGCGCCGCTCGCGCAGGCGGGCCAAGGTGAGCACGGCCCGATTCGAACGTACAGAACTGGCTTTGTGCGACTGTGGGGATCGCTCCACGGCCCGCAGTCATGGTTAGATAATCCGTGGGTCGTCCGGGTCGCCTTTCGGCCAGTGCTAGCCAATATTGATTCGCTGGAGGCTGCATGAGCACGTCCGTAGCAATTCGCGTGGCCGAGCTCGCATACGAGGCGGAGAAGCGCAACGCCAAGGTTCTAGGGCATGATCGGCTTGATGCGGCCGTGCTCAGTTTTAGGGCATTCTGCGACGTGCTGACACTGGCGTATTCGGACGATCGGCCGCTAGTGCTAACGAGGTTTCGGCTATGAACCGCGAGCCTCGGCACACTATGGACGGAAAGGCGTTTCGGAAGATACGCCAGCAGCTCGACTTGAGCATGGATTCGTTCGCGATCGAGCTTGGCTATGAGGGGAATTTGAACTCAAACCGCACGACCATGAAACGGTTCGAGACTGGCGAGAGGCCCATTCCGTTGCCAGTCGCAAAATTGGCTTGGCTCCTGGGGCAGCACGGGATTCCCTCGGCTTGGCCGGCTGGGCTCGAGGCGGTTCTGCAGGACAGCACCGATGTGAGGGCATCGACATGATCCTGGCAATCTTCCTGATCGACAGTGCGCCTGTCCCGGTATTCAACTGGGCCATGTTCTCCGACGTCGCTGTGTGGCTCGCCTTGGGCCTCAGCGCGATTGCCCTCATAACCGCATTGGTGCGCCGATGACCATCTGCGATGATTTTTCAGTCTCCCGCGTCATGAGGGCATTGAGCGGCGATGGCAAGCGCATGAGATGGATTAGGGCTCATCTTGACTATCCCCATGAACAATCTTGTCTGATTTGGCCATTCGGGGTTAGCGAGGGAACACGCCTAGCCGAGCAGTTGGCAGACGTTGTCATGATGCTGGATGCGCCAGATGCCTACGCGAGGCACTACGTAGCCGCCGTATGTCGCGGCATCCTTTCCGCCCTAGCGCCCGGCAATGCCCAATCAACGGGCGCGGCAGAACTAGATTACATACGACGCGTGATCATCGAAAATGCAGAGCGAGTGGACGACATCGTTTTCGATACCGCCGGCCAAGAACAGAACGGTGGGATACTTGGCATCAAGGCAGTCGCCGAACAGGCAGCGGTAAGTTTGCGCGCCGTTGCGGATCGTCTCCGCGCCCTAGAGCCAGGCAATGCTGGCGCGGTGGAGGCGATACGCCCGCATCTGATCGACAACGACGCTGGCGAGATTACCGTGACCTTGAACGACAAGGAACTTCGCGGCTGGTCCTACAAGGACGATACCGAGCGCCGAACGAAGATGCTTGCGGCGCGAGAGTATATCGAGGGCTGGTATGACGGGAGGGAAGCACGATGAATTGTCCAAAATGCGACGCTGACATTGGCGATTCCTACGAGCCGGATGATTGGTCGGTTGGCATCTGCGGCGGCTGGTACTGCGACGCTTGCGATCTAGCGATTAGCGAACACGAGGTACAGCGCGAGCCAATGGAAGGAGAAGTGCCAATCATGACAGCGAAGGAGTTTCGCGGTGATCGACCATTAGGGACGCCTCTTTCGGAACTCTCAAACCAACCCGGCGATCCGAACAACTTGAGCGATCCGCGCCATGCTGGCTATGCCGAATGGAAGCGCATTTGCAGGTCATACGGATATGACTGAAAAACTCGACAAGGCAGAGGCGCTGGCAAAACGCATCGAACAAACTCCGGTAGGACAGTTCGCGATTTTGCTTGGACTAAATGACGGCACGCATTTCAAAGAAATAGTTGAAGCGAGATCAATGATCGTGGCTGCGCTTCGCACCACTTCCCGCTCGCCCGGCGATGTTTTCCGTATTCTTCTGCCTTCTGACTTTGTGATTAACAATGAAACCGATACGCCCCTTCCCGCCGCCCCGCTTCCCGCAACTCAGGCTCCCGAAAAATGATTTTGATGGAGACGGGGAATGAGCGAGAAAGAAACAGGATTAGATCGCTGCATTCGCACCGTTGTAGCTGCCGTGATGACGCTTCGTGATTGCGGCGAGAGTGACAGCGACATCGCGAAGGCGCTCAATGCTGTAAATCTTTTTGGGCCGCTTGAGGTCATCAAGAGAATGGATGCCGCGTCACAGGAGGATCGCCCATGACAGACGCAATGAAGGTGAAAGAGGCGCTGCAACTTCGCCACGACGAAATCTCGAAATGGCTCGGCCATAACGCGCCATACGTCGTGGCTGATCAGAAGCATCTGGACGAAAACACGCCGGAGCGCGCCTATTGGCACTACGGCTACAAAGCCGCCCTGTCTGACGTGCTGGCGCTCGCCCCATCCCCCGCCGCGCTAGACCCGGTGACAAAAGCACTTCGTAGCTTAATTTTTGCTGTCGAGAATCAAGCAAAAATTTCCATGCTTAGCGGCCTTTTGGAACGCGCTCTAAAAGAGGCAAAAGCCGTCATTGATCCGGTGGAGCGCAAGCCGACACAGATTAAAGATTTTCCCGGTCGTGCTGTTGATGCGCATCTAAAGGCGACCGGTCGGTTGCCCAACGATGGTGATCGCGCCGCGCTGGACCCGGTGACGGTGGAGGCGTGCGCGACGGTCGCTGAGAAGAAGATAATCGAGAACACATGCGATGGCGAGGATTGGTGTCACGTCGAAGGATCTAATGATGCCGCTCGTAATATCGCGGCGGCCATCCGCGCCCTGATCGGCCAGCCCGCCCCCACCGGCAATGCGCCGGAGCAGGTTCGAGCGTCTTTAAAGGAACTGCTTAGACTATTCCGGGACGATTTCCTAAGCGACGAAGAAACGATTGACGGAATATTCCAAGAGGTCGCCGCCTCGGCCAGCAATCCCCAAGAGGTGGGGCCTGCCAAACTTTGTAGCTGCAAGGCTAGCGAACGCGATGGCCAGCATATGATGTGGTGCCCAGTCTCATCGACAGTCCGGGCCGAGCAGGAGCATGCTGCTCTTAATGCGCTCGGATGCTTTGACGACGCCGAGATCCCGCGCGAAATCCAACCGCTCAGTTGGCTCAAATCCATGATCGACAGTGCTGTTGAGCGTGGGCCAGAACCGGACTGCGACGATCCCGGCGCCTACGTCGAAATGGTCTGCGAAGTGAAGGCGCTTTATAGCAGCCTTAAGGCCATTTTCGATGAAGTGCGCCCGGTCTCTCAGACCAACTCGACCTCCGGAAGCGAATGATGACAGTCATTCCATGGTGGCCAGACGCTGTGATTATTGCCGTCGGCATGTGGGCGTCTTTTGGCCTCGGAATTATTTACGAAAAGTTCAGCGCCAAATATCCGTTGCCCTCTAAACCACAGACCTCCAAATGAAGACATGCATATGCAAGAAGTGTGGTGTCAGCTTCGAGACCGGGTCTAGCCGGCGCGGCGTCTATTGCAGCAAGGCTTGTTGCTTGGCCGATGTGAACCGTCGCCACGGTCTCTGCGAGACTCCTGAGTATCAGACATGGGTGAATATGCGAAGCCGATGCCTTCGGCCGACTGATCCAGCTTACCCAAAGTATGCCGGTCGCGGAATATCGATTTGCGAGCGCTGGGATGTCTATGAAAACTTCCTCGCAGATATGGGTCCTCGCCCAAGCAAGGGTCATAGCCTAGACCGCATCGACAATAACGGAAATTACGAACCGGCCAATTGCCGCTGGGCTACTCGCTCAGAGCAAATGAAAAACCGTAGGCCAATTTCTGAATGGACATGGCACGTCTCACGCAAGGACGAGCTAGGCCCATGCTCTCTACAAGACGAGGCCTCAAAATGAGCTTCACGGATCAAAAGCGCCGCGTTGCGACGGACGAGGAATGCCATCGCCAATGGGCTGGCGAGCCCGATGGTAAGCGCTTCCGATGCGGGCTATGTGGCCATCGCTTCAAGTCGGGGGATGGCTGGCGCTGGGTTTATGGCGCTGGTCGCGGCTTTGAAACGGACGGCAAGAAATGGGGCGTTACCAACTTCCTGACGTGCGATCCCTGCGATGGCGAGGATGTTCTTGATCGATGGATTGAGCGCCACAAGGAATTTTACGCCGACAAGTTTTGGGCACTCCGATGAGTTTAGGCGCCGTCATCAGCCTCTGTGATCTGACTGGCAACATGGTGAGACCATGGGCCGAGGCTGGCTATGAGTGCTGGTGCTTCGATATCCAGCATTCGATCCGGCGCCCGCGCAAGGAAGGCAATATCAATTTCGTCTGGGGCGATGCCAGGACGGTTCGCCGGCCAACCGATAAGACGATCGTCTTTGCAATCGCTCAGACCCCCTGCACCCACGTTGCAGTCAGCGGCGCCCGCGACTTCGAGACCAAGGGCGAGTACATGCTGGTGGATTCCTTGGTCCTGTTCGCCGCGGCGCGTCAGGTTTGCGAGTGGTCCGGCGCTCCCTACATGATGGAGAATCCGGTCGGCGTGCTTTCGAGCATCCCGCACATCGGTAAGCCGGACTATTATTTTCATCCTCACGAATACGCCGGCTTTGAACTTACCGACAACTACACCAAGAAAACCTGCCTCTGGACCGGAAATGGCTTTGTAATGCCGGAGGCATGCCCCGCGCCGGACCTCGGCAAGCCGGACAACCGCATCCATTTTGCTTCGCCCGGCGACGATCGCGCCGACATTCGAGCCGCGGCGCCGATGGGATTTTCACGAGCCATATTCCAGGCAAATGCGCCGCACCTCAAACTGAGGGCGGTCGCGTGACTTCGCATCACCAGACACAAACCGCTGAAATTAAAGGAGATTGATATGCTTTACGATAAGCGTTGGGACAAGCCGGAAGTCAAATCCGATAACGAAACCGTAACCGCCTTGTTGACGGCGCGCGGCATTGTCTCCGATCCGAAAAAATGGACATGCGGAGATTATGCGAAAGATTCTTACGGGAGGTGGGTGGGGACTACCAACCCATCGGCGGTCAGTTTTTGCTCCGTAGGCGCCCTTGCCGTGGCTATGGGCGTCGCTGTGAGAGAAGCCGAGGACTCGGGTGCCGGCAAATATCTTGTAATGGCCGCGCGCGAACAGGGATGCGAATACGCACACGATCTCAACGATAAGGGTCATGCGAGCGCGTTGGCGATGTTTGATCGCGCTATCGAACTCGCACGGTGTCCACAGGAGAGCGGGTCATGAAAGACATTTTGGATAAATGCGACGTTGTTCTTGATGCCGGCGATCCCGACTTCGCTGATCAATTACGCGAAGCTATCGGAGCGAAGCCCGGCAAAACGATCGAGTTCATCACGCCGCAATTCACTAGAACCGATGGTGTGACGCCAGTGGCGGCGCTGGATGATTTTAGCGCCCTATCAAAGCTATCGCCAGAAACGCTGAAGGCGATCTGATTTCGAACACGCCTAACCTCACGAATATTGTTCGAACTGGATTTTGCGGCGCAATATCAGGACCGCCGAAGCCTGATCGTGCTGGCTATCGCATTTGGCTATTCTTTGCCAAACAGTTGGCAATATGGGATAAATGGCCGGCCGTTACGTTTCCTGACATTCCCAACGGAGACTCTCTTGCGGAAGAATATTTGAATTGGATACGCGCTCGCGTTGCTCAAGGACCGCCTCCAGGTTTCTAAATTTAGGGCTAAATGCAGATAGAACCACGCAAAAAGACAGGCGGCCGGCAAAAGGGAACGCCCAATAAGCGCAGCAAGAAAGTGCTTTTGGCCGAAGCTGCTGAAAAAGCACGTAAATTATTGGGAGATGATGGCGGCATATTTGATGGGAATGCCCTTGCCTATCTCATGTCACTATACAAAAATCCTATGCTAGATATAGAAACGCGGAAAGACGCTGCAAAGGCTGCAATTCCATTCGAATCGTCGCGTTTGATGGCGTCGACCGTTGCGCATTCCGGCACATTGACGCTGGAATCTCTTGTGACCGAGGCGATAAAGAACCCTCCGAGTGAGTGAGACAGAAAATAATTGTTGTCTCAGACCGTGTCCTGTGCAATTGTTGTCTCGTGAGCAAGCTTGACCAGATCAGGGCTAACGGCCAGCGAACCCGAGCGGAGAAAAACCGTGCGGCCGTGGCTCCCTACAGCAAGGGAGGAACCCATGAAGTAGCCACTCGCGTTCCCAAACAGAGAAATCCTGACATTGTAAAAGATATTGGCCCAAGCCGGAGATTGGCACCGGGCCCGCAAAGGCCCCAGCGGGAAATGTTGGGGCCAACCAATTCTTGCGTGGGTGGAGCAGCGGCAGCTCGTCAGTCTCATAAGCTGAAGGTCGAGGGTTCAAGTCCCTCCCCCGCAACCAAATCCAAGCGAGGCCGGCCCAAAGTCGAGGGACCTCGTCCGTGGGATGTCGCGGGCATTTCTCGCGCAGAATGGTATCGGCGCCAGGCCGAGAAGCGGGAGGGGAAATGACCCTGCTCCACCGCTTTTGGAAGTGGTTTACCACCCCAGCAGAACCGACCGACGAGGACATAGAGAACAGCAAATGGTGAGGTTCTACAGATTTCTCCGGCGCGGTTACTGGCGCGTCATGAACGCTATCGACGACTGGCTTGATATTCAGGAAAAGCGCTGATGAACGAAGCACCGTATAAGGTGATGTTCTGGGTTTTGTTCTTTCTCGTATGTGTGGCCCTGGTCGCGGATATCGCGAGCGGATTCGGGACTGTCCGCGCGATGGTTGCGGCTATTGTGCCTGCGCTACTCATCGGCGCTGTGCTAATTGGGGCATGTGGTTACATCGCCTTGGCCTATGTCTTCTGGGCAGACGGGCAGCGAGAAAAGCGGATGACCAAGGCTGAGCTGGAACGCGAGTATTTGCGCCGCGCTTCCGGTGTCGATAAGGCTTACAGGATATGAAAGCCCAACTTAAATTCAGCCCAAAGCGCGAAGCGGCGATACAATCTAATGCAGAATTCATCTACAACTGGCTGCAGCAACTGAAATCCCCGGCTGACGCTGCGGCCGCTCTTGCGATGGTACAGTGTGCGCTGATTATGGGCCAGCGCCCGGGTAGTGAAGCTGACGTCCGCGAGAAAATGCGAATCACGACGGAAGGCATCGTGGATATGTGGAAGCAGCAGGTTTCACAGCAGAGCGAGACGAGGTAATGAGCCCGCGCGCGTGGTTCTGGGGCATTTTGCTTTCTGTCCAGTTGTGGGGCATTATTTTGCTCATGGTTTCATATTTATAGGTGAATTCATGGGCATCCAAGGCCATTTCGGGTTAACGCGGGCTGAGGGGAAGTTGCTTACGATATTGCTGGAGCAAAACCGGCCAACTCTCCTAGATATCATGGACTATATTTACGGTTCCTCGAACGACTTGCGGCCCAGCGTGAAGATAGTTCCAGTCATGGTCTGCCATTTGAGGAAGAAGATGGACCGATTCGGGATAGAAATTGAGAACGTCCACGGCATCGGCTACCGGATAGAGCCAGAGGTAAAGGCCAAGATCAGGCAGCAAATATGTGCTGAGGACGAATCGGCAGGGAGTGTGGTGGCGATTTGAGATTGGCATGGCGCAAGATATTCTGGATTTATCGATCTGCCGCCGGTGGTTGGTACGTCAGCATATTTAAGCGCGGTTTCCATCTCAAATGAGCGCTGCCAGCGACCAGATCTTCCGGTGGAAAATGCACCCGGACAGGATGGTGCGCGACCTGTTCGGCGTCGAGCCGGATTTCTGGCAGGAGGAGGGCCTTCAGGCTTTTCCAACAACTCAACGCATGGCGTTCAAGGCTTCGAAGGGCCCAGGCAAGACTTGCGAGCTCGCCTGGATGATATGGAACTTTCTCCTCACGCGGCCACATCCGAAGATCGCCGCAGTATCGATCGACCGGGACAATCTCCGGGATAATCTGTGGACCGAACTGGCGTATTGGCAACAAAAGTCGCCACTCCTATCCAAGACGTTCACATGGACGAAAGAGCGTATATTTGCCAACGATTTCCCGGAAACGTGGTGGTGTTCGGCTCGATCCTACGCCAAGAGCGCCGATAAGGCCCAGCAGGCCAACACGCTGGCCGGTCTGCATGCTGAATATATCATGTTCGTTCTAGACGAATCTGGTGGCATGTCTGACGCGATTATGTCGGCCGCCGACGCAGCTCTAGCGTCGTGCACTGAGGGTCATATCATCCAGGCCGGCAATCCTACCCACCTGACCGGCCCGCTTTATGATGCCTGCACGCGGCACAAATCGATTTGGAAGGTCATTGAGATCAATGGCGACCCCGACAATCCAAAGCGTGCTAAGCGTGTCAATATCGAATGGGCGCGCGAGCAAATCAGGCTGCATGGCAAGGATAACCCTTGGGTATTGATTAACGTCTTCGGTCAGTTTCCGCCGAGTTCGCTCAATACCTTGATCGGACCTGATGAAGTCCGGGCCGCGATGAAGAGGTATTATCGCGAATATGAGATCGGCAAAGCGCCGAAGGTTCTCGGCGTAGACGTCGCGCGATTCGGAGACGACACCAGCGTTATTGCACCGCGGTGGGGTATTCAGATGTTACCACTCATCAAGCGCAGGAATATCGACAGCACGCAAGGCGCCGGCATGGTTGCAAGAGAATGGGACGATTGGGGGGCAGATGGATGCTTTATCGACGCCACCGGCGGATTTGGATCTGGCTGGATTGATGCTCTCGCACAGCTCGGTAAAGCCCCGGTCGGTGTGCAATTCGCGGGGAAGGCACACGACAGCGGTCGTTTCTTTAACAAGCGTTGCGAGATGGCCTTTGATTTCGTCGATTGGATCAAGGCCGGGGGTGGATTGCCGGAGGATGACAATCTCCTAGCCGCTTTGGTCAACACGACTTACACCTTTAAGGGCGACAAATTCCTGCTCGAGCCAAAAGACGACGTGAAAATCAAGATCGGTTCCTCGCCAGACGAGTTTGACGCGTGTATGTTGACGTTTGCCGAGCCTATCACTGCGGCCGCTGCTAAACGCCGCGAGAACCGATCGGCGATGCCTCAGCAGTACAATGAATTTGCCGAGATGGATGCTTTGGCAGCAACGGAAGACCTCCACCGTGGGAGATCGCGATGAGATTCGGCATGGAAGCCAATCGTGGCAAGCGTCGCGAATTTTATCCGCCACCGTCGCGCGGCCACGTTTTGCGGATAGCGGTGGTGTTCGCCAGTGGGTTGGTCGTGATGATTGGCCTCGTCTATTTGGGCGATGTTTCACTTCACTTGCCCAGCCACTAGGGGTATGATTTGTGAAGCAAATCAGCCAGCTAAGCCTATTTGTTCAGGAACCGATCCATCCCAGCGGGCTTTGGAGCCTGTGGGACATGATGGACTTATGGGGGCGAAGTTACACTTCACATACCTACCAGCTACAGGTATGTTCTAGCCCGGCGGGAGGGGTGCAATGAATGCACCCCAGCACCACTCGGGTTTCATCAGCGATCTTTGCGTAGCGCTGGCGCACCGGTGGGGGCCGGAGCGTAGTTTCATGATTCTGACCAGTTATCTTGACGAAAGCGGCACCCACGGTGGCGATGTCACCATTATGGCCGGGTTCCTTGCGGACACCCGTCAATGGCGCAAATTCGAGAAGCGAACGACTAAGTTATTCGCCCGCTATCGGGTCGATATTTTCCACACCATCGACGTGAAGCGCACTGACAAGGATTTTGAAGGTTGGACCGTCGATCGCAAGATCGAGTTTCTTGATGAGTTTCACCACATCATCAATGAAACGACGGAAATGGGTTATGCGGCGATTTTGCTGGAGAAGGACTATCAATATTACCTGTCCTTACCGTGGCCCGCAAAAGCCCGAAAGGATGCCCGCTATACCCTTCTGTTTAGGGCATGCATGGCAGATGCCATTGACGGCGTGCTGTCTATTGAGCGGTTGAGGGAACAGAGAGAGCCGCGCCTTACTGTCGTGCTGGAAAGCGGCGGCCCAAATCCTGGTGACGTAACCCGCCTGTATGACTCTTTCAAAAAGCGGTTTGGCGCTGTTTCAAATCGAATTTTAGCGGGCCTCACATTTGAGGATAAGGCCGATTGCCTGCCACTCGCCGCCGCCGATCTTTTCGCTTATTCGGTTCACGCCCAAGAGACTGGGGCGAAGCCCATCGGCGTGCCTAAAAAGCCGCTGAAATCCGACAAATCTTATCCGGGCCATCTGCACCGTATTCCGCTAATTCCGGATGTCTTGCGCTCACTACACGAGCAAGCGCTGGAGATTGCTAGCGGGGGTCTTCCTTTGTCCGATTCTTTGGGGCGACCTTCATGAGAGCCTCGTCAAAATCCTCTGGATCGTCCGAAGCCTCGGCTCTGCGAGCTTCCTCAAGGAATCGCTTGTGGCGTTCGGCATCCGTCAACTTGGGCTTTGATCGCTCTGGCACTTCTGTCTCTCCTTTGTCTGACATCAGATCAATAACATATGGAACCGGATATAAGCGGATTGAAGATGTCCCAGGGTTTTATATCGGGACAACTAATTTGCCCTTTCTCCAGCCTTCGGGCCCGTTGCCTCGCCCTTCTGCACCAACTGCTTCCCGCATTCTATGGCGCTTTGCGATGGCAATTGGAACGTTAGTGTCGTTCCTCCGAAAATTTCTAAAATCAAGATGGGTTCGCCGTTGAAGGTGGAAATTCCAGTGGCAAAACTTCGTATAGGAAGATGGCAACCGGGGATAATCGTTCCAATCAACGGAGGCGACGGGCTTTGGTCGGCAAAGGCACAACATAGAAGCGGAGCTGCTACCTTCGGGACATCGGCTATTTTCAGGAAAATTTCTGCGTCAGCGCCGGAAAAATCCTTCCCGGCAATGATCACTGATTTTGTTGGCCCTATCCGAACGTCTCGAACGGAATCGAAGCTAATCGCATTTCTCATGGGTTTCGCTCCTAAGTTGGTTGGCACCACTCAGGATAGCGAAAGCGGCGGTAGGCGTCATTTCCTACCGCCGCCCTTTAATGGAAAATTAAGCTGGCGTGGCCGTTTAGGCTGTGGCGCGATTAGTTGTTTGATAGGTGAGGCGCTTGCCCTTTGCGCCTTTCACGGCATTAGCCGCACGCTCGGTATCATCAACGCCAAGTGCGATCCGATTGTTGTATCTAAAATCGAACTCGCAGAGATACCGCTTCAAATGGGCCTCGGAGACGTGCTGATAGATGCCATAGATGCCCCGCTTGAGGTTGCTGAAATATCCCTCAACGGTGTTGGTATGCACGTCACCACGAACGTATTCGCGGTTAGTGTGATTGATAGTTCCGTGCGAAGCAAAGTTGTGGCCAACGTAAGTGTAGATAGTGTGTTCGTCGGTCATCAGACGGCTCTCAAGCGAGATATTGCTGGCCATGGTGCTGCGCAGAGTATTGGCGCGGATGGTCGGGAAGTGGAACGACCGCACGCCGCCATTCCGTTCGACCAAAGCAACAACTGGCTGCTTCTCGGAAACAGGCAGGAAAGCTTTGGTGCCAGCCTTGCGACCAACGTAGGTCTCATCGACTTCCACGGTCTTGCCAGCGCCACCCATAGGCGGGGTGAAGATGCCACGGCTTTCCTTCATAGCTTCGCGGATGCGATGGGTGAGGAACCAAGCGGTTTTCATGCTGCATTCGAGCATCCGCTGCACCTGACGGGTGCTGATACCCTTCTTGCTGGCGCACATGAGATGGATGATTTGCAGCCACAGATGCAGCGGCAAATGGCTGTCCTCGAAAATGGTCCCCATCCGCACGGTGAAGGGCTTCTTGCAGGCGTAGCACTTGCGCAGGCCGAGACGGGTGGTTTTGCCCTGAAGGCGGCCGATCCGCTTCTGATCGGCGTTTCGGCAATGCGGGCAGACCGGGCCATTGGGCCAAAGCATCGCCTCGACATGGCCGAAAGCAGCGGCTTCATCTTTGAAATGCGGGGCGTTCAAAACGGACTTGGCCATGGCAGTAGCTCCTATGGCCAGAACACTAAATCAGGTGGTATGGTATGTCAAGTGTAACATCGCCAAAGAAAAAGGGTCAGCCTCTACGCTCAAAATTGAAGAGCAAGACGGGCAGACGTATGAAACGCCCTTAAGGCTCCTTTGCGAGCCCTCCAGCTTAATCGGCTTGGCCAATGCTATAACCGCACAATATCTAGACATTTGCCGCGCGTGGCCCTACCATGCATGCCTCACGCTGATTTTTGGGCGGGCTCATGTCATTTTTAGCACCAAGTCCACCACCGTCTGCTCCGGCCATCGCGCCACCTCCGCCACCTCCTCCTCCGCCTAATCCACCGTTGCTTGCCGGCGGGTCCGCTCAGGCCTCGGGCGCGGCTCAGCGCGCGGCGGCAGCTGCGGCGTTTGGTGGTGCGGCGACGGATAAGACGACGCCACAAGGGGCGGCAGCACCATCTACGACAGCGGGCGCAAAATCGCTTTTGGGACAATAGCCCATGGAAGGCTCACGCTGGGCAACGGCGCCTTACGAGGAGCAAAGCGCCTCACTTCTGGCCGAGCAGCCGATTACGCCAACCGATGAAATGCCGAATCCCAATGAGAATTGGGACACGCTGTTCTCACATCTCGAGGCGCGGCTCGGAATGCTGCGGAGTTGGCGATACAGTTGGTGGGCCTTCTGGGCGGTCCTCGCAAGATTTTTTTTACCCAGGCGTTACCGATGGCTCGTCGTAGCTAACCGTTTCGACACCGGAATTTCTCTCAACGATGCCATCATCGACAGCACTGGGCAGTTAGCGGTTCGAACGTGCTCCTCCGGCATGTGGACCGGGCTTACAAGTCCGTCGAGACCATGGTTCAAACTAGCCAATAGTCTGCCGTGGATCACGCTGGATGCTGCGGCGAAGGCGTGGATTGAGGACACAGAGACGCGGGTTTACACGGTCCTTGCCGGGTCAAACTTTTATACCCAGATGGCCCAGGCGTTTCAGGACGTCACGGTGTTCGGGACGGCGCCGGTCATCATTTATGAGGACGACGAGGATGGGATCCGGCTCTATCTGCCTTGCGCCGGCGAGTACTATTTAGCCGTTGGGTCGCGCAATGACGTAGACACCCTATACCGCGAATTCAACATGACGTCGCGCGCGATCGTGGAGATGTTTGGTTTCGACAATTGCCCACATCAGGTCCAAACGGCGTTCAACACTGGTGGGGCGTCGTGGGACCTGGAATTCACCGTTGCCCATGCGATTGAGCCTAACGTCAAGCTTAGTTCGCGGGGCGGCAAGAATTCGACAATCAACGTCCTTCCTGGCGTTTTTGTTTACCGCGAGGTCTATTGGCTCAAAGGGACGAAAACCAATAAGCCGTTGAGCAAGCGTGGTTTCCGTACAAAGCCATTTATGGC